TTAATAAAACTCTATACCCGTAATCTTCAATGAGTTCTGGCGCTTCCCTTTAATTCCTTTTACATATTCAAAATGAATGTTTTTGATTGCCATCTTTATGAATTCAGTTTTTAACTCATCTTCCATTAATTCCCAGCCGTTTAGCAATGAATACTTGAAATTTTTAATCTTCTCATAGTTAAAAGTCTTACCCTTATCATTATCCTTGCGCTTTTCATACTCATGTATTTCTTTGTCAATACGACTTATTATTGGAAAAACTTCATCCTTATCCATCATACCTTCTATAAAAAGTGTTTGACATCTAGCGCGTTCTTTTCGCAACTTTTCAATATCGATGCCGACATCTTCTATTTCTTTAGGTTGGTTTTCGATTTTATATGATGTTAAATCAAATTGTTTTAGATAATTGTAAAATTGTTTTAAAACCTCGCCTTCGTCGATGTTACATGCATTTTTATTTTTAGTATTTTTGCAGTTAGAACAAAAGTATAGTTTAGAATACCAAACTTCTTTATTTTTAGGCGTATGCTTGACTGTGTTTAAAGTCAATTTCTGGTTACAGTTTGGACATAATAGTTTACTTCTGAAAATAGCGTTATGTTTTACGATTGTAGAGTTAGTTTTTTCACTTATCCTTAATTTTATTTCTTCGTATTCTTCTTCACTTATAATAGCTTCGTGGGTGTTTTCGACGAATATGTCACCGAAAACAAGATGACCTCTAGCTACCGGACTCGTTAGAGCATTGCCTATAACTGATCTGTGCCAGTTTTTACCTAAGGGTGCTTTGTATTTAGAGTTGTTCAATTTTATAGTTATTTCTCTTAAACTAGTACCTTTTTTCGCTTCTTCTACTGCAAATCGTAATACTTTTTTATATTCATTAGGCACAAATTTATCGTTTACTCTGTCGTAATAGAAAGGAGGGACAGTTTTAGCTAACCCTTTTCTAGCTGATGCGCGTCGACCCATTGCAGTACGCTCTTGAATTGTAGTACGCTCCCACTCTGCCATAGCACCTACTAATGTTACGAACAAACGTCCCATAGCAGAAGTTGTGTCATATACTTCTGTTGCGCTCCTAAACAACACGTTTTTATTCTCAAACAATTCTAGTATCTCTAGTAAGTCTTTAACACTTCGAGTTAATCGATCTAGTTTATAGACTAAAACCAAATCAAAATTATCTATTTCATTCAACATTTCTTGTAAAGCGGGTCTGTCTTTTTTAGCTCCGGAGTATCCAGCGTCAGTATATACTTTATGAATTTTCCAGTCGTTTATGTCGCTGTAAGCTCTTAATTTTCTTTCTTGTTCTTCGATAGAGTGTCCTTTTTCTTTTTGTTCAAGTGTACTCACTCTAGTATAAATTGCTACTTTCATGTGCTCCCTCCTCAAAATTGGCAAAAAATAATAAGGGTAGGCGGGCTACCCGTGAAAATTGTATAAAAAAAGAGAGAGCGCAGATGCACCCTCTCATGTCGCAAATATTTCAGCGACTTGTCTAATTTGAAGCTTGCCGCAAATATTTCAGCGGCTTGTTTTGTATATATGTAATATACCATCAAAGAGAGTGTAGTTCAAGCGATTTAACTAAGAAATCTAATTTTTATACTATTTTCAATTTTATCTACTGTTTCTTTTGAATATGATATTTCTCCGGCAGGGTCATACCTATTAATTTTCGATATTCTATCCTTGCTGATTGTAGTGATATTTAAAACGTTAGCATAGGTCTTTTTATACTTGAATCGCTCATATCTTTTGCGAACCTTCGAATATTTTTTGAAGTCGTCATTCAGCGATTTGTTTTCATCAAGTAATTTTTGATCGTATGGGTTTTCTGCTTTTGACACCTTTTCAAGATTGTTCATGATTTTTTTAGCTAAATCCTTACCCGTTACGTCCATTTTTTCCAATACTAAAGGTAACAAATCTTCTTCGATATGCACATTGAATTTACTTCTGGAAGATGTAAGTGGAACTACCGTTAATATTGGATTTTTATTTGAATCGTGATTATTAAGTACCATACAAAAATGGTTTCCAGAAAACTCTCTGCCAACATTAACACCTAACTTTACATAAATTATAGTGCCTTTTTTATATCTGGTGTAACTTTTGTTTTCTTTTAACAATCTAACTTCATCCAATAAAAACTCTGAATATTCAAGACACCATGAATTCATATATTTAAATTTGTAAATCTCGCTATTTTGAATCTTTTTAAAATTATTAACTGCTGTTTCTAAAGGTGCGTTCTCTTCCATCCCTCATCCTCCTCACGCCACATAGGCGCTGTTAATCAATATGATGCAATTTAAAAACTCTCAACGGCTCAAATGTAATTGAGAATTCGCCGTAGTGAGTACCAATACCATATATCTTTTTATATTGTTCTATTGCTTCTAATATGTATTCTTCACTTAATTGTAGATACTCAGACAACTCATACAAGTTACGTACACCATAATTGTAAGCTTCCACAATTTCGCGTAACGGGACTGCTGAGATAAAGCCGTGTCGCCTTGCGTAATTTTCGAACTTGCGATTGTTGAATTTCGAGTAATCGGCTATATCACCGTATGTAAGTTTATTATGTGCTAATTCTTCAAAGAGAATTCCTGCCTTTTCTCTATCTGATAAGCCACGCTTTATTAAAATTAAATCTCCTAACCATACCCCATCCAAATTATCTGGAAGCACATCAGCCTCTCTTATTTCAATATAATCATGTTGTATTAAAGTTTCTTCATATAATCCCATCTGATACATCCTTTACTTACGTTTGCTTCTTATATAATCTGCATAATCTAAAACTCTTTGCCATTCATCATCTGTCAATTCTCCTTCAAGGTGAGCTGCACGATGTTGTACTTCATCATCGTTTTCTTCAACCCACCCCATTAAATATGCAGGATTAACATTTAATGCAGTAGCTATACTTTCTATAGTATCGTTTTTTAAATTTTTGATATTTCCGCTTTCATAACGCTGTACAGTAGCTTCAGTTTTACCAATTTTTCTTCCTAGTTCGGCCAAAGTCATACCTTGTTTTTCTCTTGATTGTTTCATTCTTTTTGAAAAGCACATCGTAATACAGCTCCTTTTACTTGATAGTTCTATTATAAGGAAAACTTTCGGCATTTGCAATATTTTTCTAAAAAACTTTCGTAAAGTGCTTGACCTCTTTCGTAACATCATGATAAGATTGCTTACGTAATACGAAAGGTGGTGAAAAGAAATGCCTATAGATGCTAAACTTTTGAAATCTAAAATGGCTTTGAAAGAACATAACATCAAAACCCTTTCTGAAGAAATTGGTGTTAATAGAGATACTTTATCTAATATGATTCACGGGAGAACGAAACCGTCGTACCCGGTAATAAATGGTATTTATTTTGCGTTAGAATTGACACCTCAAGAAGGAAGAGATATTTTTTTTAACGAAGACTTACGCAAAAAGAAAGTTTTAACTTAAGGAGGAAACTGAAATGCAAGCATTACAAATAGTAGAACAGAACGAAACACATTATGTAGACAGTAGAGAAGTTGCGGAAATGATAGGAAAGCGACACGACAATTTAGTAAGAGACATTAAAGGTTATATCAAGGTTTTAGAGGACTCCTCAAAATTGAGTAGTCATAATTTCTTTGAAGAAAGCACCTATGTTAATTCACAAAACAAAGTACAACCTTGTTACCTACTAACCAAAAAAGGTTGCGACATAGTAGCAAACAAGATGACAGGTAGTAAAGGCATTTTGTTTACTGCAACTTATGTTGATGCATTTCATAAAATGGATGAATACATTAAACAACAAGCACAGCTTAATGTACCACAAACACCAATGCAAGCATTAGAGATGATGTTCAAAGCACAAAAAGACCAAGAACAGTTTAACAAACAAATGCAACAAGAAATCACAGGCATTCGTCACATTGTCGGTATTGAAACGAAAAACTGGCGTAACGACACAAACAAAATGTTATCTGCGATTGCACAACATTTAGGTGGCGGAGCAATGCACCAGAAAGTTAAGTCTGAAGCATATAAAGCTTTAGAAGAAAAAGGACGCTGTAATTTAAAAATTCGTATGCAGAACCGCAAAGGCAAAATGCTAGCGAATGGTGCAACGAAAACCCAGATTAACAAGTTGTCAAAATTAGATGTGATTACTGATGAACCTAGATTGGTTGAGATATACATTTCAGTGATTAAGAGTATGGCGATTAAATACGGTGTAGATATTAGCCAATTTGAAATTTAAACAAACATCTTAAAAGGAGGACACTATGGAACAAATAACGTTAACCAAAGAAGAGTTGAAAGAAATTATAGCGAAAGAAGTTAGAAATACTATAAAAGGCGAGAAACCAATCAGCTCAGGTGCAATTTTCAGTAAAGTAAGAATCAATAATGACGATTTAGAAGAAATCAATAAAAAACTCAATTTCGCAAAAGATTTGTCGCTAGGAAGATTGAGGAAGCTCAATCATCCGATTCCGCTAAAAAAGTATCAGCATGGCTTCGAATCAATTCATCAAAAAGCTTATGTACAAGATGTTCATGACCATATTAGAAAATTAACATTATCAATTTTTGGAGTGACACTTAATTCAGACTTGAGTGAAAGTGAATACAACCTAGCAGCAAAAGTTTATCGAGAAATCAAAAACTATTATTTATACATCTATGAAAAGAGAGTTTCAGAATTAACTATCGATGATTTCGAATAA